TGGCAACAAACACCTTCACGACATGGTCAGCGCTTTACACGGCGATGTTAAATTCACTCGCAAACTTTGCGCCGGGCCGGGTCGCATCATTCAATTTCAACAGCGGCGCATCATCGAAATCATTCCAATATCGCACAATCCAGGAATTCAAAGAAGGGCTGCACTTTGTGAAAACTATGATGGACATAGAAAGTGGAGAAGCTGTCAGCAGAACCTATGCAAAACAAGGCGGAGGAGACAGGTGGTGATTTCTGATTTAAAAAACTGGCTCATCAAAACCTTTGACATACGCGATGTGTTTTGCTTCGGCGGGACATCCCTTATTGCATGGGGTGTCTATGATATATATCCGCCTGCCGCGTTCATAATCACCGGCGCAATCTTTTTTTATATCAGCATCATCAGGGGGACAAAGTAAGTGGGCATACTTGCAAAACTTGAAACAAGACAATATGCGGCGGCAAGGGTAACACGGCTCACAGGCGACTGGCTCCCCGCAAATCAGGACATCAACACCATAGTCCGTGATTCTGCAAAAACGATTAAGGCCCGGACCCGGCAGCTTGTCCGGGACTTCCCATATTTCAACCGCGCCATAAACAACCTCGTAAACTATACTGTTGGAAACGCCATAACATTTCAAAGTCGTGTAAAAGATGCGAATGGCGACTTTGATAAAAAAGCGATTACGCAAATTGAAGACGCAATCAAATGGGCGTATGAAGAGCTGGATGTATCCGGCAAACTGCACGGACACGAACTTGAGCGGCTCGCAAAAAGGCAGGATGTAGAAAGCGGCGAATTGCTTTTTGTAAAAACAGTTCTCAAAGACGCAAACAGATACATACCGTATTGTATTCAGGCGTATGAGGCGGACTGGCTTACATCCTCATATGCAAAACCGGCGCAGGGTAATGTAGTTGACCAGGGGGTAGAATATGAGCCGAATACCGGGAAAATAATTGCATATCACTTTGCCGTGCCGTCAGGCTTCGGCGAGACCAACATCAAATCCTACACAAAGACCCAGCGCATCCCTGCAGAGTATGTCATCCATAATTTTCAGACCTTGCGCCCCGGACAGTTGAGAGGAGTATCGCCATTTACTACGGCAATACTTGTAGCCCATGACCTTGGCGATTACATTGACGCCAATATGGATACGGCAAAAATGGCGTCAAAATATCTTGCAATTGTGGAATCAGGGGACATCGGCGGATTCCAGAAATTAAGAACCTCAACAGTAGATGATAAAAAAATAGAATCAATAGAGAATGCGATTATAGAATATTTACGCCCAGGCGAGAAAATAAATTTTGCGCAGCACAATATGCCGGGCGCATCCTTTGATCCGACCGTCAAATTTTTCCTGCGCATGGTCGCTGTTTCGACAGATACGACTTATGAGCTTCTTACCGGCGATTATGAAGGAGTAAGTTTTGCAAATCTGAAAGGAATCAGATCCGATTATGGAGTCATGCTCAAGCCGCACCAGCAGCGGCATATTAAACACGTATCTCAACCGATACGGCAGGACTGCATCCAGTGGGCAGTCATGTCCGGCAAAATTAATCTCCCCGGCTACAACAAAAACCCCCGCCACTACTATCAGGGCGTATATACCCATCCGGGTATGGAGTCCACAGATTTGCTGCGGGACGGCAAGGCAGCCATAGAGCTGATACAGGCCGGACTCATGTCCCCGCAGGAAATTGTTGCGTCAAGGGGCAGAGACTTTGAGGATGTGCTTGACGAAATAAGCGAGGCAAAAAAACTTATGGAAGCGGCAGGCGTGCCTTTTGAAAAACTATTCAGCATACCGACAGGGATGCAAAACAACCCTGCGGCGCTGGGAGCGACAACAAAGGGGGATAATCCCCATACGACTTCGCTTCGCTCAATGGGGGTAATCCCCAAAACAGGAGGTTAAAAAGTATGCCGAAAAGAGAGAATATGTTTTACCGGGAAGCCGCCTTAAAATTATCCGAAAAAAGCGGCGGACCGTCAACGCTCAACCCCGACAACCGTTCTGTAGAGGTTATCGGCGCAACCGAAAATCCATGCCCGGTTTATGATTGGGCAAGAAGTGAAATAGTCAATGAGGTGCTGCTTATGAGCGGCTGCCAATTATCCGAAAAAGGACAAATCCCTCTGCTGGACACCCACAGCCGATGGGACACCTCAAGCGTGATTGGCTCATTCAGGGAAATGCGTATTGAAAATGACAAACTCATTGGCAGGGCGTTCTTTTCAAAGGCGCAAGAAGCCGAGGCGCCATTTCTCAAGGTGTCGGAAGGGCATCTCACGGATTTTTCGGCAGGATACCGAGTGATTGAATCAAGATATATCCCTGCAGGCGAGGAGCAGAACATAGCAGGCAGGATGTTTAAAGGCCCCGTAAAAATAACCACAAAATGGGCGGTAAAAGAAATGAGCGTCTGCCCTATAGGCGCTGATGAAGCGGCAACAGTGCGGGCAACACCCGCAAATATAAAAAAGGAGGATATACCAATGGACAAAAAAGTCAGAACATTCCTCGAAAGTCGCGGCCTCCCGCAGAATGCGACTGAAGAGGAGGCATACCGTTTTCTGGAAGGTATGCCAAAAGAGCACGTACCGCAAGCGGGAGATTTAAAGATAGTGCAGATTGAAGACGCTGTCCGGACAGCAGTCCGCGCCGAGCAGGACAGGGTACTCGAAATCAGAGGACTCTGCGGGCAGGCAGGCATCGCCGATGAAGCGGATAAATTCATCAAGGACAATAAAACCGTGGAGCAGGTGCGGGTAATAGCTTATGACAAGCTCCTTGCCAAGGTCCCGACAGCAGGCGGCGCTGGATACAGAGCGCCCATAGAAATGGGGGCGGATGAAAGAGATAAGTTCAGAGCAGCCGCAACAGATTCAATTCTCATCCGGTCAGGCAGAGAAATTGAAAAGCCGGCAGACGGCAGCAGAGACCTGCTCGGTTTCAGCCTGAAAGAACTTTCAAGAGAATCGCTCCGAATAGCCAACAAGCCCGCAAACGGCGATGCACTGGAGATGATAGGCAGGGCATTAACCACAAGCGATCTGCCGATTATACTCTCCAATGCCGCAAACAAGAGCCTGTTTGAAGGCTTTGAAAGCGCAGAGGAGTCATGGGAAAAATGGTGTGATACCGGCTCGGTATCAGATTTCAAAACCAACACAAGCGCCCGCGCATCCGAGACCGACGACCTCGATGAAATCAGAGAAGAGGACGAATACAAATACGGCGCAATGAAAGAAGCAAAAGAGGAATACAGGATTGCCACCTACGGAAAGTTGTTCAAAATCTCAAGGCAGACAATCGTCAACGACGACCTTTCGGCGCTTAGCGATATTCCAAGAAAGCACGGCGAGGCGGCATCAAGGAAAATCGGCGACATTGCTTACGCAGTCCTCACAGCCAATGCCGCAATGGGAGACGCTGTTGCCCTCTTTAATTCCGGCCACGGAAATCTTGGCACAGGCGGAGTTGTAAGCGAGACAACAATCGGCGAGGCAATCAAGCTGATGAAACTCCAGAAAGACCTGAACGGCAAGAGACGGCTCAACATCAGGCCGCAGTTCTTCCTGGCGCCCGTAGCCATTGAAGGCGCATCGGAGGTCTTTTTCAACTCCATGCAGTTTGCAGGGGACAACAAGGCCGCAACCAGAGCCAATCCATACAGCGGCTCGTATTTTACAAGGGTTTATGAGGCAAGACTTGACGATGCAAGCTCAGTGATTTGGTATCTTGCCGGACCAAAAGGCAAGACAGTCAAGGTCTTCTTCCTAAACGGCAACAGAACGCCGTATCTGGAAACAAAAGAAGGCTGGAACATTGACGGCGTGGAATTCAAAGTCAGGATAGACGCAGGCGCAAAGGCAATGGACTGGAAGGCGCTTATCAGAAACGCAGGGGCATAAATAACAGGTTAAGGTTAAGGCTGAGGCTGAAAAAACATTCCCTTAAACTTAACCTGATTTTAAACAAAAAAAGGAGGTTGCAATGAAAAATTATATTCAGGAAGGCGAAAGAATTCAATACACCGCCGGCGCCGCCATAACATCCGGGCAGATGGTGCTTGTGAGCAAAAGACTCGGCGTGGCAACAGCAGACATTGCCAACGGCGATGTAGGCGTGCTTGCGATGGACGGCGTTTACGAAATCGCAAAGTTGTCCACCGATGTTGTTGCGCAGGGAGACCTGCTCTACTGGGACAACGTCAACAGCAGGCTTACCCTGACGGCTACAAGTAACACACTGGCAGGCTACGCCCATGCCGCCGCAGGCAATGGCGTAACAACAGTAAAAATCAGAATCAACAGGTAAGGCAGAAGGTATGGGGACAGTATAGGGACTGTCCCTTTATCTACTTTATCTAAAACTATGTCCACACAATCAGAACTTGAGCAAGAATTTTTTGAAATAGAAGAAATGGATTGGATTGACGCCATTTTACTTTCTGCCGGCGCAGGGTCAAAGGCAGTTAAAATCCAGTTTGACAATGAATATCAGCCGGTCAATATACACACGGGCATTATTGAAAGCGCAAGACCTGCCGCGTTGATACAAACATCGGATATTGAAGGCGGTGGGCATGATGCTTTGGAGATAGATGGTATTACCTACAACCTTATAGAAATTCAAAAACAGAATCAAAGTATATTCACAATTTTAATTTTAAGCAAGGATGCATAAATGGCAGACAGCAAAAGACAACAGCTTATTGATGCAATAGACGCAAGATTCAAAACCATAAAAACAACCAACGGCTACGAAACCGAGCTTGGCAATAATGTCTTTGCATGGCGTTCATCGCCCATAGAGGCGGCAGAATTGCCATGTTTACTTTATCGGGATACGAACGAAACCATAGAACTCACAATCGGAGCGCATATCCATACATTGACTATAGAGACGGAAATAATCACATCAGGGGGAACCGCCATAAAAGACATCCGCAAAATGCTTGCAGATATAATCAAGTGCATCGGCGCAGACCTGACATGGGGCGGCATCGCAGAAGACACACTGCCTGTTGCAGGCGAGGACATCAAGATAGAACAGCAGGAAAACATCATTACAGGCGCAAAGCTCTCATTTGCGGCGCAGTATGTCACCGAGCCGTTCAACCCTTATCAGTAAAGAGTGGACGCTTCATAGGAGGCATTATGAAAGTCATCTGCAAAATCTCACACGAGACAATGACCAGCGAAACAGGCGGATTCCGCAGATTTGAGGCAGGCAAGACATACGATGTAGAAGAGCCTGACCTTATGTTTTTTGATAAGGGGACTGTCCCTATTTACGGCTTAGAGGATGAAAAAGGGAAGCGTAGAATAGGGACAGTCCCCGATAAAAAGAAGGAGGTAAAAAACGATGCTGACTAAAAAGGGGTGGGATAGAAATTTGATGCTAAGCCTCTTTAAAAAAGAGGCGGCTTATGATGCAGGCGTTACCATGAGCAACGCAAATGCGTGCAGCATGAAAGGCTTTGAAGCAACGATAGATTGGGACGACAAGGTGCAGGACGACAAAGACGCCATAACCGGGCAGGAGTTCGGCACAGACCAGGAGTTTATTACACAGGCAGTCAAGCTGTCGTATAAAGAACCCAGGGCGAAACCCAACTCGCTCATAGGCCTCGCCGCTCTGGCCCTCGGCGATATTACCAGCACGCAGGATGGCGCATACACCGCATACAAACATAAAATCAAACCCATTGCATCAGGCAGCGCCCTTGCCTCAATCCACGCTGAGGAAAAATTCGGCGGAATTCAATACGCATACAAAGGAGTCAAATGCAACACGCTAAAAATTGCAGGCGAGGCCGGCGGCTATATATCTTTTGAGGCAGGGCTGCTCGGCTCAGGCACAAGGGCGACATCTGCAACTGCCTTCGCTGCTGCAATTACAGAAAGCTGGCTCAAAATCAACAAATGCAAGGTCTGGCTCGAAGACGGCACAGACATATCCATATCTGCAACCCTTGTTCAGGATGCAGAAGACATATCCAGCGCAACGCCTGTGGATCTCAAAACCCGCATGAAATCCTTTGAATTTAACTGGGACAATGGCATGGAAGGGCAGGAAGGCTTTGCCGGCGCAGGGGTTTTTCAGGACATAGATTATGGCCGGAGAAAGGCAGACCTGAAATTTAGTCTGCTTTTTAGCGACGGCACAGAACTCAATCACTTTTTGAACCAGACCCCGCTTGCAATAGAATTTGATTTAAAGGGGGCGCTCATTGCCGCAGGCGGGACAATGTATTATGGCGCGCAAATAATCATCCCGCGATTTAAGCTTAAGAAGGCGCCGCTCCCAAAAGGCGGAGTCAACGACATACTCACATGCGATTTTGAGTGCGATGTGCAGAACGATGGAACAAATCCCGTTGTCCTCATCGAAGGATATAACGCAGTAGCGGCATATCTGGCAGCATAAAAAACAAACATAGGAGAACATCATGGCAAAACTTACGAATGAATTAGAGGCAACAGTAAAACTCGGAGGCGAGGACGTCAACATATACCTCCGGAATCCGTCTAATGAGGAAATGAACGACTTTCTTTCAAAAAGGTATGACGTATCCGCCAACAAAAAAGGCGGCAAAGTCAAAGACAATTCCTTGCTTGCGCGAGCGAATTTTTTTGACAATCTCGTCTCAAAGATAGAAAACCTTGAAGATGCGGAAGGCAAGGCAATTACAGCAGAGCGCAAGGAACTCATACCTTCTAAATGGAAGAACGACATCATCTTCAGACTGTTTGAAGACACGGACATAGAAATAAAAAATTAATAGAGGATTTTAGGCTTCTCTGTGAGCAGTCTAAAATCCCTGATTGCGAAAGATGCACAGTCTATGAAGATAACCCGCAAGAATATGCAGAAAAAGAAATATGTCCGCAATGCTGTTGGCAGCAGGAAATCAAAGAGCCGCTCATATACAAGCTCCTTGAATATCTCTCATTGCAGGACGCAGGATGCCCCATAGGCAGGCATGAGTTGGGCAATACAGAATGGCAAATGCTCGGGGCCATAAAAACCGAGCGTGAAAAAAACGCAATAGAAGAGGCAAAGAAAAAACAAGGATAAAACAATGGCGCAAATCGGCGAAGGCAAAGGCATAACAATTGTAATCGGCGCGGATGACCAGACAAAGGCGGCGTTCCAGTCTGTAAAACAGGGCATGGAAGACATGGGCAGCACAGCCAATAAAATGGCCATGCAAGCTGAGCGGTATGAGCGTCACTGGTTAAAAATGTCTGTCGGTATTGTTACGGCAGTCTATGCGATCAGGAAGGCGTGGAACCTGATGGAAGATGTTGCCCAATTCAACAAACAATATGAAGAGATGCAAAAATTAACCGATGCAATCAATGGATTCAAGACATTCATAGATAAACTTATTCTTTCCGTAGAGCTTGCATTCATCAATGTCTTTGCCGGCATAGGAGCGGCAATAAACTATGCAATAGGATTGGCCGCGCAAGGCTTTGCAAAATTCTATGACCTGCTTGCAAAAATACCATACATCGGCAAAGCATACGAGGATGCGGCAAAATCGGTTAGAGCATTTGCGCAGCAATCTTTTGAAGCCTCAAAAATCGGCGAAGATTTTGCAAAATCAATACACAATGCATTTCTCCGCGCCGGCGAAATGATTGACAAGAAAAATGCCGCTACAGAAGAAGCCGCAGCTCACGAAGAAGAGCTACTCCGCATCCATGACCTTTTCACCAAAGCCCTTGCCGACCGCAATCCTATGATGGAAGAGGCTATCCGCCAAACCAAAAACTGGGCAATGGCGCAAAAAAAAGTTAATGATGAAATAGAGATGGGAAATAAATTTGATGAACAAAAGAAGGCAAAAAGAGGCGCAACCG